AAGACAAGGCAAGGTATTCTGGAAACGTAATTCATGAATGTATTGCAGAGCTTGATGCAGGGAAAATTTTAGCTAAAAATCATTTTGATATCTCTGGTTTTGATCTAGATATGGTATTTAAATTAACTCATACAAAAGCTTCAGAACTTTGGAGTAGCTTTTTGAAGGATAGGGTTTAATATTAAGAATTATGAGAGTTTCATTTTCGGGAGCACAAAGTACTGGAAAAACTACTTTACTGAATAGGTGTAAAGAAGTTTATAAGGATTATAAATTCGTTGATGAGGTTACTCGTTATGTTCGTCGGACGTATGACGTTAAGATTAATGAGATCGGTGGAACTGAGACTCAATTATATATTTTAGCAGAGCATATTAAGAATCATCTTAAACCGGATGAAAATTTAATGCTTGATCGTTGTATCTTAGACGGTTATGTTTATACAAAGTATCAAGTTGTTAATGGAAAAGTGTCTGAGCAAGTTTTACATGCTTTTAATGGGGTATATAGTGTTTTAATAGATAAACTTGATTATATCTTTTATACTGATCCGTCGGATGTAAAATTAGTAGACGATGGCGAACGTTCAGTAGACTTTAAATTTAGAGATGATATTATTGATATCTTTGAAACTTTAATTACATATAAAATGTCTCCTAAGAACAGAGAAAAAGTTATTCGACTTAAGGGATCTGTAGAAGAGAGAATGAAAACTATTGACACATATTTAAAACAATGAGTAATAACCTAACCGATATCGCAGCTAAAACACTTGGCTCTTCAGCCTCGTATGCAGTTTATACTGACCGTCATGATGCATCACTTCTTAACCCAATGCCTAGAAAACTTGCCCGGGACGGGTGGAGTATTAAGGGAGATGAATTTGTAGGTTATGACACCTGGCATTGCCATGAAGCTACCTTCCTTCTCAATAACGGTGCACCTATTGCAGGTACTTTAAAGTATACCTATTCATCAGACTCAAAGTATATGGTTGAGTCGAAATCTGCTAAACTATATCTTAATACTTTTGATATGTGTAAAATGGGTCAGTCTGTTGATACAGCTATTCGAAATTACGAACTTCAGGTTAAGACTGATCTTGAAAAGGTTTTAGAAACTGAAGTTGACGTTAAGTTTTTTAAGTCTGGTGAAGATGAAAATGGTATCTTCCCGATGTCAGGTTATCTCGATCTTCAAACCTTTTTAGGTAGAGATATTGAAGATTTAGAAATTACTGATTATAACGCTGAACACAATCATCTCGAATTTGAAAAAGTAAATTATTCCGGATTTGGTTATAGTGTAAAAGATAGTAAAGCTCTTTATGCAAATAGATTTTTTACTAATGCATTAAGATCACGCTGCCGCCACACAAAGCAAAAAGATACTGGTGCAGCCTATATTTCTATTAACACTCTTAATTCGGTTATTAAACCTTGCTCATTATATAAACAAATCATTTCGTTAAGAGAGGTTAATGAGTTTCATGAGTTCTGTGCTGAAAAACTTTATACAGAAATTATGAAGTGCCCTGAAGTTGATTCCTGTGCAGTAACCTTACTTTACTCCCGTAGAGGTTCTTTAGATATTAACCCTTGCCGGGCTACTTCTTTTGATATGCTGCCACCTGTTCTATACAATACAAAATATTACACTAAAAAAGCTATGGGACAGTAAAAAGAAGTTGCAACTTTTTAAAAACAAAAATAATATATTATCATGAGCAATAACGAAACAGCATTTATAGTATTCTTTGATTCAGTAGGTAGAACAATTCTTGGTGAAAGAATTAATTCTGAAACAACAGAGCAGACCTTAACAATTAAAAATCCAGCTGTAGTACATATTCTACCAAACCAACAAACAGGTCAATTACAGCTTCAAATTTTACCTCTATTCTTTAAAGAATTTTTAGCTGATAAAAACGACGCAACATTTTGGAAGTATAATAGAAATCAAATCACAGAGTGTAAAGATATTGCTTTTGACTTTAAGTTACAAGTTCAATATCAACAGCTATTTGCACCTGCCCCTGCAACAGCTCCTGCACCACAGCAGCCACAAGGCTCACCAGAAGTTATTAAACTTTTTGACGAATAGTAAGTTGCATTTCTATAAAGGTCACCGACAATAGAGGTATGGCTAAAAAAGACGATCCTCTTTCCGGGCTTAAAGATATCTTTAAAGCAGTAGACGACCTCAACCCAGATGCAGCAGTTTTAGATGCATCGACACTGTCAACCGCTGACGATTGGATTGATACAGGTTCATATGCCCTCAATGCAATTATCAGCGGTTCGATGTATAAAGGCATCCCTGTAGGTCGCATTACTGGGTTCTCTGGTCCTTCGATGGCCGGTAAAACTCTTATCATGAATAAGATTATGGCTAATGCTCAAAAGAAGGGCTATATTGCTGTTATCTGGGACTCTGAGGTCGCCGTTGATAAGAAAGGGGCTGAAGCTGTAGGTATGGATCCTTCGAAGACAAAGTACTACCCAGTTGAGACTATTGAAGATTGTCGTAACCAGATTTGTACTTTTCTTGATAATGTTATTAAAGCAGATAATCCTGATTTAAAGTTTATTGTTTCGATTGACTCTTTAGGTAACCTGGCTTCTGCAAAAGAAATTCGAGACGCTTCAGCCGGTAAAGATGCCTCTGATGTCGGTCAGCGCGCAAAGGCTATCAAATCAATGATGAGAGTCTTGACTTATAAAGCCGCTAAAGCTCGTGTACCGATACTATTTTCTAATCACGTATATGATTCAATGGAAATGTTTCCGACTCTAGTCAAGACCCAGTCAGGCGGTAAAGGGCCTATCTATTTAGCTTCTGTGCTAGTACAGCTTTCTACTAAAAACGAAAAAGTTTCCGATAATCCAAACGAAAGCTCAATCGCCATAGCTCATAATATATCTGGTGTAACCTTAGGAGCTCTTACCATTAAAAACCGTTTTGTACCAAACTATCTTAAGACTGAATTGTATCTTAACTTTAAATCAGGCCTCGATAAGCACACAGGTCTGTTTGAAATTGCTGAAGCATTTGGTATTATTGAAAAGCCTGGTCGTACAGTAATGTTTAATAACGAATCGTTAGGTTACCGTAAAGATCTTGAAAAGAGTTCAGAGTTTTGGGGCAAGATTATGCCCAAGCTCGAAGAAACTCTTCAAGATAAGCTTTGCTACGGCGGTGGTGACTCATCAGTTGATATCGAAGAAGAAGTAAGTAATATTGATTGATGTCTTCAAAGCTTGATCTCGATTATTACGAGAACATAATCCTCTTCAATTCATTATTGAGTCAAGAGTATCTCTCGTCTATCATAGAGTATACAGATCCTGAATACTTTAGTGATCGTAATATTAAAACGGTCTTTAAAGCTATTGTTTTGTTTTTTAACGAAAGAGGTTTATGCCCTACAGCTACCGAGCTTAAAGCACGTCTAACCACAGACGAAGAAAAGAGGGCATACAATGAAGTAGTTACAAAATTTAAAGAGCTTGATACAAAGTTTAATAAAGAAGAATTAATCAATAATACCGAAAGGTTTTTACAAGAAAGATGCTTGTATAAAACTATTGTTGAGACAGCTGAAAAATATGCCCAGGGTAAAACTGATCCTGCAGAGACCTTAAAAGAGTTTGAAAAAGCTTACAATATAACTTTATCTGAAGATATTGGCTCTTGGTATTTCGAAGACATTGATGAACATATTAAAGAACTCACCAAGGTATATAACCCTATACCTACCGGTTGGAAATTCTTAGATGAAAGACTTGAAGGCGGTTTATTCCCTAAAACTCTAACCTGTCTTGTCGGTCAGGTAAACGTAGGTAAGAGTATCTTTTTAGGTAACTTAGCAACTAACATGGTAATGAAGGGTAAAAATACTTTACTTATCTCTCTTGAGATGTCCGAGTTCATGTACTCAAAACGTATCAGCACTCAGCTCACCCAGATACCTCATAATGACTTAAAGGTTTATACAGATGAACTTAAACAACAAATCGGTCATCTCCGTAAGCAACTTGATTCAAAGCTTGTTGTAAAAGAGTATGCACCTAAAACTATTACTGTTCGCCACATTGATGGCTATATTGGTAAGCTTAAACATAAAGGCTTTGTACCTGAAGTAGTAGTAATTGACTATATTAATCTACTTAAACCCACCTCAAAGAATCTTAATTCGTATGCCGAGGTTAAAGAAATTGCGGAGCAACTTCGAGCACTTTCTTTTAAATATAGCATACCATTTGTAACAGCATCTCAATTAAATCGTGGCGCATTTAATACAGCATCACCAGGGATGGAAGGTATTTCAGAAAGTATTGGCTTGGCAGCAACTTGCGATGTTATTTGCTCTCTTTGGCAAGAAGACGAAGACAAAGAACTAGGACTGATTCACCTCGGTATGCAGAAAAATCGGTTCGGTGTTAACTACGGTCACTGCACTTTCAAAGTTAAATACGAAACACTAACATTAACAGAGGTAAATCCTGATCATTTTGCTCAGGAAAATATACAACAAGCAGTACAAGAAGCTGAAAATACTTTAGCAAAATTAACAGAAGAAAAAAGTGTTCCGGAAACTTGATTAATAGTTCAGTATGTAGTAAATACTCTACATACAAATGTTTAACGAAAAAGTTCTTAATGACTTTAATGCTAGAACAAACCCTTTAAGTCAAGTTTGCACCAAAGAGTATATTCTTGAGGTGTTTAAATTTGGATCTTTTCTTTCTATTATTCATAATAAAAGACTTAACCCTGCAGCTATATTTGTATGTATTTTAGAAAACAAAGAAATAAGAGACCTATTTGTAGAAGTTACACATTCAGACAGCGTACACGAAGCTTTACTTGGCCTGTTGCAATTATACCCCCCGCTATTAAAATCGAAGAACACCAAACGGCTGTTTAAGAAATCGATAGCAAAATGACAAA